ACATATAAAAGAAAACAGTTTCAACTCTATTTATAGAGGAGTACCTAGACTTAAACCTGCATTTAGAACAATGCAATTATTAGGTAGTATGAGAAACTTCCAGGATAACTTCTTCAAAAATGGAGCAGTACCAGGACTAGTACTAAAATCGCCAAACACTCTTTCTGAGAAAATCAAAGAAAGAATGTTATCAGCTTGGGTTGCAAGATACAATCCACAGTCTGGAGGCAGACGTCCACTATTTTTAGATGGTGGATTAGAAGTTGAGAATCTAACTGAAGTAAACTTCAAAGATTTAGACTTCCAAGACGGTATCAAAGCTAATGAGAAAATTATCTTAGAAGCTATAGGAATACCACCAATTTTAATGGATGGCGGGAATAATGCGAACATTCGCCCTAATCACCGTCTTTATTATTTAGAAACCATATTGCCTATTACTAATAAAATAGCATGTGCTTTCGAGAGATTCTTCGGCTTTAAACTGGACGAAGAAGTGTCAGGGATTCCTGCACTTCAACCAGAGTTAAAAGACCAAGCTGCGTATTACGCTACACTTGTGAACACTGGTATATTAACACCGAACGAAGCAAGGGAGGCCTTACGACTTGAGAAGATCGACGGATTCGATACACCGAGAGTTCCTGCAAATATTGCAGGCTCCGCAAGTAACCCAGCAGAAGGAGGACGACCTCCCGAAGATACAGAGGAATAAAAATTATGACAAAAGATATGATGGTAAAAGCACTTTCAAACTTCATCGCCAGCAAAGGCGTTGAAACTATGGGGCTAACCGAATATAAATCGCACGGAAGTGACGTTCCAGTTAAAGACTACATGCTCAGAAGATCATGGGGTTCTTGGGCTAGAGTACTTTCTGCGATGAACAAGCGCTATCCTATCCAAGTAACAGTACCAGTAGTTGCGGAAGTAACAGTCCCAAAAACTAAAACTGTAAAAGGAGGAAAGTAATGTCCGATAAAATCTTTCATTGGGCGTCAACTCTTAAATCTTTAGGAGAGACTGACGACGGTTGCTTAGAAATCAAAGGTTCCGCAAGTACAATCGATTTAGATCGTGCAGGCGACATAATTGAAGCACAAGCATGGACAAAATCAGGCGGATTGGAAAACTTTAAAGGTAATCCAATAATCTTATTTAATCACGACTATAATAAACCTATAGGACGTGCTACTGATTTGGCAGTAACCGATAAAGGCTTAGAGATAACTGCAAAGATATCTAAAGCCGCAGGTGAAGTAAAAGAATTAATTAAAGATGGTGTCCTTGGGGCGTTTTCTGTTGGCTTTAAAGTTAAAGATGCAGAATATATGACTCAAACAGATGGATACAAAATAAAGGACGCGGAACTTTTTGAAGTCTCAGTAGTATCAGTGCCTTGTAATCAAGGGGCAACCTTCTCGATTGCAAAATCATTTGATAATATGGAAGACTATAAGAAATTCCAAAAACAATTTATTACGGCTAACTCAACCGCAGCAGCAGACGCTGTTAAAATTGAGCAGCCAAGCGGGGAGCAATCCCAAAACATGGAGACTAAAATGTCAGAAGAAAAGAAGACTCCTGAAGCAGGCTTTGATCTTGAAGCATTTGCAAAAGATGTAGCAGAAAAAACTGCAACTTCTATTGCTATGAAACAAGCAGAAGCTAAAGCAGCTGAAGAGAAAGCAACAACAGAGGCCGCTGAGAAAGCGATTGAAGTTGAAGTTGAAACTAAAACTGCTCAAGAAGCTAAACAGGAAGAACAAAAAACTGTGATCCAAGCAGGATTATCAGGGGCCGAAAGGCTAATCTCAGATGTTGAGAAAAGAGTTAACGAAAAACAAGAAGATCTTGGTAAAGTAGTTAAAGAACTTGAAGCTCAACTCATAGAGAAATCATCAGAAATCATGAATATTCGTGAGTCAAAAAGACACTTCGGTGATAGAACAGGTGGTGGAGACTGGAGAGAAGAATTTAAAGAAGATTTAATCGACGCTAAATTCGCAGGTCTTGCTACAGGTAAAGGTTGGAATAACGACCATGCAAAATCATTAATGCAAAAAGTTAATGTAATGTCAGGTGTTGAAGTATCAACAGCTGATTTTGAGCAAATCGTTTCAACTAATATTGAAAGAGATATTCAAAATGAGTTAATATTGGCTCCTCTATTCAGAGAAATCCCAATGACCTCAGCTAATATGATTATCCCAATCATGCCAGATAGCGGTTATGCTGAATTTACAGCTAACCAAGTAGCTTCTGGAAGCGCACCGAAAGGTAACTTAGACCCAAGAGGCGATGCATATGATCCAGCTAATGGAGCAGGTGTCGACTTAACGGAAAGAACACTTTCAACTAAAAAATTAATTTCACAGTCATACTTAGGTAATGAAACTGAAGAAGATGCAATCCTACCAATCCTTCCTTTAATTAGAGAATCAATGGTAAGATCTCATGCTAGAGCAATTGAAAACTCATTACTATTGGGTAATCATGCTGACGGTGCTTTTGGTACTGGCGGCGCTGCTTATGAAGGGCTTGTAACAATGGCTGGGGCTAACAAGACCCAATCAGCTACAGCTTTCGCTTCCGACGCTTTAACAGCTGCACAGTTGTTAGGTGCTAGAAAAGCAATGGGTAAATATGGTATCAATCCTTCAGATGTAGTTTATGTCGTCTCTCAGGCGGGATACTACCAGTTACTAGAAGATGCTGAGTTCCAAGATGCTAACCTAGTTGGTAATCAGGCAACTAAGCTTACTGGTGAAATTGGAACTGTATTTGGTTCAAGAGTATTAATGTGTGATGAATTTGCTGCTCCGGCAGTTGGTAAAATGCACGCTCTTGCGGTTAACCCAAGAAACTTTGTAATTCCTCGTTTAAGAGGAGTGACTATTGAGTCCGATTATGAAGTTGCTAACCAAAGAAGAGTTCTTGTAGCTTCACAAAGAATTGGCTTCACCGATCTAATCGATGCGTCAACTTCTTGTCACGTACTACAGTACAAAGCTTCTTAATAGCTTTATAGGTTTTCGTGGGGTTTACCTAAAACCCCACACTTTTTAATTATGGCAGATTTAATAACAGTAAATGAATACAAAGACGCAGAAGGACTCCGAGGGGAGAAGGATGACGATCGTCTATTTGTTATGATACCTTTAGTATCTGATTTAGTTAAGAAGTATTGTGGAATAAGTTTTGTAGACTTTTTCTCCACAGATAAGGTTGAAACTTTTTCAATCAATGACAGTTACACTACCACCATTACAATGAGTGAAAGTCCGTTAACTAACGTTGATATAGTACAAGAAAGACCAGATTATGGAAGTCCTTATGTAACACTTACTACAGGTAACTACGAATATTACGTAGACCAAGAAAGTGATGCAGTTATAAGAACAAACGAGAGTGGTAATCCAATCTCTTGGAAAAAAGGAGTAGGAAGCGTAAAGATTACTTATAACGCAGGCTATTCAACTTGTCCAAGTGATTTAAAACTAGCACTCTTTGACTTAGTAAATTATTACATGAAAGATGAGCATAAAGAAAGAAGAAGTTTAGGCAATGCTCAGATAAGTAACCAAGGAACTTCAGGCATGAAATCAAGTACTGACTTTCCAGACCATATTAAGAGAGTATTAGATTTATATAGAGTTGTAATATGATCAAATTTGTTGAGCAGATGTTGCTAGACGCAATTGACGCCGCAGATTCAAATAAAGTAGATGAAACTTTTGAAACTGAAGTAATGGTAGATAGAGCATACTTAAAAGATCAGATAGAACAAGCTGTTGGTGAATTTTTAACTGGAGCAGCAGTTAGCCCAATGCCCAGTGCAACTGAAATTAAAAATGCAGTAAGTGCATCTTGGAAAAATAACTTTACCCAAGAGATATACATAGCGCATTTTAGTGGTATAGGCGGAAATTTACTTGATATACATTTTATAGCAGGTAATAGAACAAGAATTTTTTTCAAACCTAAAGCATTTGGTAAGAAACCAAGTCAAGGTACGAATTTTAATAAACTATTAAATATCCATAAAAATACTATGGGGTATATAATGGGAAAAGTGTATAAAGGTATACATAAAGAGTTAAAATTTGCTAAAGGGAAAGGCTCTCCAATGTCCCAAAATAAATTTGAAAAGGGCATGAAAAAGACAAAAAGATTTGCTGGGTTACATAGAGGTAAAGATAGAACTACTACTGCAATAGGCGGAAGTATAATGAATTTAAAAGGCGATGAGGATTATCAAGATAGAGGACAGCAAAAGCTAAACGATCTATTAGATGAATCCACCTTTGCTAGAGAGTTTCAAGGAAAAGATTTTAATAAGGCATATGAAGCTGTACATAAAGAATTTACAAAACAGTTTCTAAATCATTATAATATAGCACATTTTTCAGACCTAAGTTTAGAAGATTTTAAGAAAGAATTTAAAGTAAAGATTGATTACGAAGATGTTGCAAGAAATCCTTTATCAAAAGAATATGATAAAGGAGCATTAAAAAAATATGTAAACCAAAAGAATTTAAAGTTAACAGCAGAATTACAGAGAATGTTAACAAAAGCAGGTATTGATCACGAGACTTCTCCCTCTTTTAGACAGTGGGCAACTAAGAATATACCAGCAACCATTGCCAAAAAGATTGAAAAAAGTATAGGCAATAAAAAACTGAAAGTAAGTAAGTCTGGTGGCTTAGATATGAGATTTAAAATAAATCAAAAGATAGTATCTGAGATTGTTAAATTTAAAAAGAGAGAAACGAAAAAAGGTAAAACTAAAGCAGGTAATAAATCTACTAAAAGTACTAAAAGCAGAAGTAGTAGTGGTGGTTTAGCAGCAGCTGGTGCTAAGTATAAAAAAACTGGTAAAAGAACAGTAGACAAAGCAAGTACAGCACGAAGTCCTTTACATTTAGAAGCAATGTTACAAGCTTTACTACCTCAAGTAGTAGCTAGTAAAATGGGACAAGGTGGAGCATTAGTGTATAGAAGTGGTAGATTTGCTAATAGCGTAAAACCTGAAGCAGTAATGGTCGGACCAAAAGGTGGTGTACAAGTAGACTATACTTATGATAAGTTTCCTTATCAAACGTTTGAACCAGGATTTAAACAAGGAAGTACACAAAGAGACCCAAGAAAGATAATTGGAGAAAGTGTTAGAGAAATAGCACAAAGTATAATAGGAAGTAAATTCCTCAAGGTAAGGAGAGTATAATGGACTCAGCACTAGCAAGAAGATATTCGTCGCGTCGCAGAGCCGTAGTAGAAGCCTTAGCATTAGCGTTAGAAACGCAGATAAACGGCAGCCCACCCATGAGAACTTCAATAAGTTCAGTGGAGAGAAGATTAAAGTTTTGGGATGAAGTGAATGAGTTTCCTACTATTCATATAGGAGCTGGAAGCGAAACGAGAGAATACGATGGCGGAGGCTTTCGATTTAGATTTTTAAGAATTACAGTTCGATGTTATGTGTCTGATGACAATGATGTTATCAACGCACTCGAAGAATTGTTAGAAGATGTAGAAACCGTGTTAGAGGATAATGATCCATTAACTTACACGGATTCAACAGGAGCATCTCAGTCTACAGTACAGACTTCAATCTTAACTGTAGATACAGATGAAGGCGTATTAGAACCTCTTGGTGTTGGAGAAATCACCATAGAAGTTCGATATTAATGGAGATATAAAAAATGGCATTTTTCTTTAGTAGAGATACCAAAGTATTTATGGAATGGTCAGAAGATGGCACAACAGCACAGACAGCTCTTTACGAGATACCTGTACTGGATGGTTTTTCTTTCAGCCAAGGCACAAATACTTCAGAAATAACATTAAGTGAAGCGGCAACATCCGCTGGTTACAGTAAGAGAGGTAGAGCAATGTTCACCGACTCTTTTGCACCAGCAGAATGGAGCTTTAACACTTATATGAGACCTACAAAGTCAGGTAGTAACGCAAAATATGTATCAGGCGATCACGCTGATGCAAACGCACATTTTGCAGTAGAAGGCCCTTTATGGGCAGCTATGGGAGCGACAGACTATGATAAAGCAGTAGGCGGAGACGCTTTCGGTGGAACAAGTAGTCAAGTTTTTGATTTTGCAAACTCAAACAATGTACAAGTTGGAGCTTTCAATATGTACTTTGTTCTTGGAGCAGCAAAGGATTCAACTAGCGCACTATATACTACAGGTACTGACGGAGTAACAATTTACAAATTAGCAGATTGTTCAGTAGGCTCGGCTTCAATGGACTTTGATATTGAAGGAATCGCACAAGTAGGTTGGTCCGGAAACGGTAAAACAATCGAAGAAGCGGCTTCTTTAAATACTGAAGCTTCAGGAGCTACAGCAAAAGGTTTAATAAGAGAAGGAGTAGATACTACTTCTAACTTTATAAGACAGAAATTAACAGACTTATCATTAACATATGATGCAAGTGAAGTATCAGGTGCAGTCGGATCTTTAGGTAGTTCAGACACAACCTTTGCAGTTACTCTAACAGGTGGAAACATCACTATAGAGAACAACAATACTTACTTAACACCAGAAACAATCGGAACAGTAAACTTACCATTAGGTCATGTTACAGGTACGAGATCAGTTTCAGGAAACTTTACATGTTATCTTAATGATGTAGCAAATGGGTCTTTAGACTTATTTGAGAAATTACAAGAATCAAGAGGCGTAATCACTAACGCTTTTGCAATGACATTCAGCATCGGAGGTAGTTCTAATACTCCTCGAGTTGCAGTAACATTGCCAAAAGCTCACTTAGAGTTACCTACTCATGATTTATCAGATGTGATATCTGTAGATGTAGCCTTCCACGGTTTATCATCAGATCTATCATCAGCAACAGCAGCAAACGCTACCAACGAAGTATCAGTTACTTACGTAGGAGCATAATAACAAACTGAATGTATGGGGAGTCATTTCCCCATACATTTTTTTAATAGGAATAAACAAATGACAACAGAAAACATAAAACCAGTAGTATCGCTTAAGAGTTTGTTAACTCCAAGCAAGACAGTAGCAGTAGACTTTCCAGGCGCGGAAGGATTTACAGTAAAACTCACTTATTTAGCAAGAGAAGAATTGCTAAAACTTAGAAATAAAAGTGTATCACAAAAGTTCAATAAAAAGACAAGGGCATACGAAGAACAGCTAGATAATGATAAATTCTTAACTGAATATTGCAAAGCAATCATAAAAGGCTGGTCAGGCTTAAAATATAAATACTTAGAAGAGCTTCTATTAGTAGATATTAGCGAAGTAGACCCAGAAGACTTTTTAGTTTGGAACAACGAAAATGCAGAGTTACTTATGAAGAACTCTAGTGATTTCGATGAATGGGTAAGTGAAACTGTCGGTGAACTGGAAAATTTTACCAAGACCAAGTAGAACAGATACTTGGGCTGATTAAAAAACAATTTTCTGAGGATATTGATTTAGATAAATACCTTGCAGTCTGCGAGCAACTGAATCAAGATCCCGATCCCAATAGGATGCCTCCAGAAATGAGAGATTATCCCTTAGAAGTCCAACAGTCATTTATGCTACACAGCATACTAACTGACAGATGGGATGGTACTAGTGGTGTATATATGGGTAAAGATTTTGCTCCTATAGGTACTTACTTGAAACACTTCGATATTGAGGACAAACGCACAGTCATCTACTTTTTAGCTCATATAGAGAATGAAAATTCTAATTGTATAAATAAACGAGTCAAAGACTCACAAAAAAATGCTGAAATGTCAGCAAAAGCTAAAGCGAGAGCTAGATCATA